TGAAAAATACCATGTTTTTTTTGTTCAGAAGACGAACCTAGGTGGTCTTTCATTTTCTGACGCATTTTCAACACTTCTTCACGAACATAAGCCTCATCTCTAGATTGAGTCAATATCTCGCGTCGAAATATTTCAAATTTCTGGCAAAGCACCTCATCTCCTGCAATAGAACGGGCACGTACTAATGCCTGATGTTCCCAAAGCCATGCACTTTTCAACTGATAGTGTTCATAGGCTTTCAGACTCGTTACCAATAAACCTGCCTCTCCTGAAGGTCTTAAGCGTGTATCAATTTCATAGACACGGCCATCTAGCGTTTGCGTAGTCATGAGTGACATAAACTTTTGAGCAACACGCATAGCAAATTCAAAGCCACTAATAGACTTGGTTCCATCCGTATCAGCTTGTTCATCTAGGTAATGAATAAAGACAAGGTCTAAGTCAGAACCATAGCCAAGCTCAATCCCCCCCACTTTGCCATACCCAATGACAGCAAAAGCTTTGTAGTCGAGTGAGCAGCGTTTCCCATCAACATCGCAAGGGTAACCATGACGTTTTGCTACTGTTTGATAAGCTAAATTAAGTGTTGCATTAACACTAACTTCAGCAATATCAGTTAATGCATCGGAAACCTTCATGAGAGGGCTCTCAGCTAAGACATCACTTGCAGCAACAGTGAGTACATTGCTCTTTTTAAACAGGCGAAGCACCCGCATTTGGTCTTCGACCTGATCAATCTCAATACGAAGCAACTGCTGACGTAATGAGTCTTCTAAGTCCTTACGTTTTGGTAACTCAAAGTCCATCGATAAGAACTCATCTAGTAGCACTGGATATTGTGTTAGCTCCTCACAAATCCACGGACTCACCGTCGCCATTTTCACTAAGCGTTGCAGTGCCCCTTTACTTTCAATCAACATCACCAAATACACGGTTCGACGCATAACTGATTCAATCAGTGGCATTAAGCGCAACAGTGCAGTTTGTGGTTGTTCTGATTGTAAGATCGCTTCAATTAAATGAGGCCAAAATGTTTTTAAACGCTGCACAGCATTTGAAGGAAGTTTTTTAAGTGCATGACCATGCCAAAACTCATGAATCAGATTTTTCGCATTGTCATCCAACACTTCATCTAACTGCTGCTCTAACTGCCCAAAATTTTCAGTTGCGGCATTTGAACTTGTATCTTCAATAAGCTGCTTAAATTGAACTTTAACTTTTTGACGTTTCTCGTTAAGAACATCAAGAAACTCATTCCAGCTCGTAAAACCTAAGGTATCTATAATGCGTTGTCTTAAATCCAATTCTTCTGGTAATAATTGGGTTTGCTGATCATTTAGAGCTTGAATCGCGTGTTCAACACGGCGTAAGAATAAGTAAGCATCTTCAAGTTCTAATACAGCTTGTTTTTCTAATAAGCCAGCTTCACCAATGTGCTCAAGACTAACTAAACACTGGCGGTCTTGCAGCTCACGTTTAGAGCCGCCGTAAATAAGCTGGAAGACCTGAACAATAAACTCAATTTCGCGAATACCACCTGCCCCGAGTTTAATGTCATCTTCAATATGCCGACGTAATACTTCGCGCTCAATCATCGCTTTCATATCACGCATGGCAGCAAAAGCGGTGTAATCGACATAACGGCGGAATACAAAAGGACGTGTCATCTCTAACAAGTCCTGTCCTTCTTTACCACCGGTTACAACACGCGCTTTAATCCACGCATAGCGTTCCCACTCACGACCATGCTGACTTAAATATTTTTCTAATGCGGCATGACTAATCGCTAATGCCGAGCCATCTCCCCAAGGGCGCAAGCGCATATCGACTCTAAACACAAAACCATCGGCGGTAATGTGCTCAAGTAAATAAATGAGTTTTTGTCCCCACAAAATACAGAACTGCTGTACATCAATACATTTGCGACCGTTGGTTTCACCTTGCTCATCAAAGGCAAAAATCAAATCGATATCACTCGATAAATTAAGCTCTTGAGCACCAAGTTTACCCATGGCAACCACAATCAAATCTTGAACTTTGCCAGAATAACTCACAGGTTCACCGTGTTTCGCCACAAGTGCTACACGTGCAAAATCCTTTGCTGCACAAATACTGGCATCAGCAAAATCAGAAAGTTCGCGAGTGAGTGTGACAACATCGGTCAGTTGATTGGCATCCTGCCAGATCCAACGGAACATTAATCGACTACGTAAAATGCGCAATCCACGCATCCAAAGCGTTTCATCATCAATCCCATCTAATGTGGTTTGTACACATTGGTAAATCTGTTCGGTCGAGAGCGGTGCAGTAAATTGATCTATTTGATAATCTTGTTCTAAAACAGCTTGATGCAAGCCTAAAACTTGTTCCGCGTACTGACTCGCACGCAATGTTTTTTGTAACTGCTCCGCATTCATATAAAAAGCTCTTTTCCTCGTACTCTCTTTTTAGTTATAGCAGTTCGAGTAGTGGTAGGAAAAGGGATTAGACTAATTTAGCTTCCGATGAAGAATGATGTTCAGTAAGCGCCTCATGACTTTCTTGAGCTGAAGGCAGTAAAACTTTAAATGTCGTTCCAACTCCTTTTTGAGAACTCACAGTAATTTGCCCCTGATTAATCTCGACAAAACGCTTACAAAGGCTCAAACCCAAGCCAGCACCTTTTTCTCCTGCGGTACCTTTAAAGCTAGCGGTAATACGTGGATGGAATAAATTTGCCATTTGTTGCTCGGTCATACCCAGACCTGTATCTCGAACAGTAATTTCTACATTTGTGTCGGCTTGTCTGGCTTCAATAAAGACTTTGCCCGATCCATCAACATCGGTAAATTTCAGCGCATTTGATACCAAGTTTTGAATCACGGAAGTCATCATATTGATATCGGCGTAGATGTTTAAATCATCTGGAACACCATTAACCAGTTCAATATTTTTCTTTAAAGCTAAAGTGTGCAGTACATCGCAAACGATATTGCTAACTTGTCTAAGTTTAAAATTAATTGGGTGATAAACAAAACGCCCACCCTCTGCCATCGCCCATGTCAGCAAACTTTCAAGTAAGTTGTAGGTCGATTGTGAGGTGTCGTATAAATAATCTGCAATATTTTGAATACTTGATTCATCTAAGGTTTCACGCTCTTTGGCGAGTACTTCAGAAAATCCAAGCAATCCATGAAAAGGTGCACGCAAATCATGCGAAATAATTGAGAAGAATTTTGTTTTACTTGAATTAATCGCAACTTGTTGTTCATAGAGTTCGTTTAACTCTTCATAGTTAAACTTCAACTCAACCTGCTGCATAAAAGTAGAACAATAATCAAGCAACAATTGAATATCATCATCTTCGAACGTTGCCGCATCATCATCAAAAAATACAGCAAAACCCATTGAAGTTTTATCGGGGTGTAAAAGATGCACAGCCAATGCCCTGCTGCACTCAATATTTAATTCTTTTAAATAATTGATTAAATTTTGATATGAAGGATGTAAATGATTAATAAACTGTTGCTTCGCGAAGCACTGTTTTAAATGCTTTGATGGTTTAAACGAGATTGCCGTCATGCCTTCAGGGCAACGGTGCCAAAAGTAAGGTTCCTGATTAAAAGTCAACAAGGCTTTTTTACAATTCAAAAGACGAAGACTAAATCGGAAAAATTGCTCGATATAGTTCTGCTCGGCATTTAATCCAAGCAACAAAGATATTCTACAAGCACTTAACTGCTCAACCTGATTTAGTTCTAAACGTTCGAATGTCATTGCCCGCCTCACAGATTTTGTCGTTTTTGGTCGGAACCGCTCTCAAAAAATGTACTTATAATCATTATGATCTACTACAAACTTTAACACAGTACATTAAAAGAGCAACGTTCTTTTCAAAATAGAAATGTGAAGTTTCAATTAAAGGTTTTCAGATACATAAAGTGGGTATGTTTTAGAAAAATACAACAAATATTTGAAGGTGGTGAGTTGAAAGAACTTGGAAATGCGAGTTCAGAAGACTCGTAAAAGATGGTCAAAAAAATATTATTTGAATAAGAGCTTAGATTCTTGCTTAGTTTGACTTTTAACAAACGTGTTTAGTGTTTAAATAAGAACTTCTTGAGCTAAAAAATGAAAAGATTTTTATAAGCTCTAAATTTATAGCTAGAAATTCGAGCCCGACACTCGGGATCAAATAATCATTTCATAATTTCTTAAGCCCTATCTACTTTTTTATATCCAACAAAAAACCCCTAAGCCGTTAGCTTAGGGGTTTTCGTAGAATCTTACGATTCTGAATCTTGGTCCCGAGGGTCGGAACCAAAGTTAACTGTTAAATCAACAGAATGAATAAAAACAGGTGGAAAAAAGGTGGAATAAGTACGTTTTATAGTGATTTTTATCCAAGATATATCTACAATTAATATCAGAGGGAAAATTGATAAATTAAAAAGTTTTAATGGGTGTCGGAAAAGAGTAATAAAGGTAACTTAAATACAAAATGTTTATTTAACTTTATGTTTTTTATATACAAATATTAAATTAATAAAAGGTAATTTTGTGGTAATAAAAGAGTAATTAATTACCTTAAAAAAAGGTAATCATCACTTACCCTTTATATTATTGATTTAAAACAATTTATTAAAAAAATAAATATTTTGATTACTTGATATTACCTCATAAAGGTAATCAAAATTTAACATTTAAAATCAAACAGTTATAATTTAAAACAAAAGCAATTTTCCCTTGTTTACCTTTTTTGAAATTTTTTAAATAACTTTTTTCATGTTTTAATCTTTTTTAAATTCATTAGATTGTTTTTTATGAACAAACTTTTCTTAATATCAAAAGTTGGTGGATATGCCAATGCTGAAAGAATCCTTATGGCACTAAAGAAAGAAGGCCGAGATGTTTCTTATACAGTGGCCTTGGATTGTGGATTTACATTTCATGCTTCAGAGCTTTACGAGGCATGGTCAAACCCTAAATTTGATTATAATGATGGGATAATTATCGGTTCATTTGATAGAAATCAAAAATTGATTCTTTCTAATGCTCATGGTTATTTAGGTTGTTATTGGGGTTACCACTCATTTCGTCCGACAGTCCATTTAAAATCAGTTCAGAATTTAAATGATCTAAAATCTGAAGCAATTAATAATGGCGCAAAAATTGATTGGAATACATACCAATGGGTCTTGAATAATTTTGAGTTAATTTCCCCTTAATGCCGGTATTTTAATTGAATTTGAACTGTTAAACCTTAAGTGTAGAAATTTAGGGAACCACTGTAGAAAAATGCAGAATCAATTTTGTTTGTTTTTTCTCTACCCTAAGCCATGTCTATGAAAGCACAGACCTGATATTAACTAGTCTGAATTTTTGTAGAGTATTCGACATATTTACTGCCCAGGTGTGGTGGGGGGACAACCGCCCGCCACCAGGTCAATTTTGTGTTTTTAGAAATTTTTAGGCAAAAAAATACCCTCCTGATGGAGGGTTTATATTTGCATGATGATCAGGTAGGTTTAGGTTCATCATGCCCTTTGTAGTTTACTTCACCATAGGTCTTGAAACGGATAATCGTTTCTCCGGCCCATTCATTGATTGTATTTGCAATACGTGATTGCTCTGGAACAATTTCGTTATACCAAAATGCTTCTCTTGCTTCACTGATTGAACCAAATCCGCCAGCATTAGATGGGATGATTCCAAGCAGCTGTGGAGGAGTACGGAATGATGCAAGAATATCATCACGTGTAATTGCCTTAATGTTATGAAACTCATCTTTAGCAGCTAGTTCACTAATAGGGATAAGTTGAAGTCCATCTTTCTTTCCACCAGGCGCATGCAGGAAAAGATTACGAAAGTTTCCTGGACCACGTGAATCTTTCATAGCCTGTTTAATTCCCTCCACATCTTCATCATCTATTTGGGTATCAGTCATATATAAAATAAAACCAGCATGAGATCCGTTATTATAGTATTTGCGCCGGAATAGAGTCGCCGATTCATTAAGCCATGCTGATTGCAATGCTGACATATATTCCGGTACGCCATAGATTTCCTGATTAATGTCCGTTGTTTTTACACAGCAAACACTTCCTGGAGCGAACTCATGTTCCTTATACCCTTCAGTCAACATTAGATATTTATTAGGTTCCTTCATGCGTCGCATATATTTCCCCATTACCCCTCTGAACTGCATAGGTTCATTAAGTTTATTATCAATTCGCTGAAGATAACCATTACCAAAAACCAAATTATCCATCACCATTCGTTCAAAACTTGCTGAACTCAGTAATCGATGTGACCTAAATGCTGAAACCAATTGATTCTTTTTATAGATGATTGCAGTAGAAAGATAAGGAGTTGCAGAAAATGATTTGGCCAATCCATTCAAGCTAACAGGTGGTTCATAGTAGCTACCATTTAACCAAGTCTCATAATATTGAGAAAGGTCATGTTTATTGAGAACCGGCTCAGGATCTCCAAAGGTAAAAGCCTGGACTTTACTGTCAGACATTTAATAAATCTCCATAGTGGATTTTTTAGAACTTCCGTCGTTATCCAGTGACAACGGCTCATTAAAGAATGCATGGAAAATTGCAAAAGCCAGATCCGCATGACCAATGTTTTCAGCTCGCGAAGCCTCAAATGTCATTTGTTTCTGGGAAGCTGTTAGGGTCTTTTTAATCGCCATCAAAGATTGAGCTACTTCAGTTGCACCAGCATCGAATTCAAATCGGCCTTTGTTAAGAACGTCCATACCTTTCATGACTAATTGAGTTTTGACATCCACCGAATATGTGAATGTAGTTAGATTAGGGAAAAACTCTTGTACCAATTGAGCAATACCTGTCCCCATGCCAGATTTATCCATCCCGATGTAAGCAACTCGATATTTTTGGCAGATCTTTTTAATAAATGCAGCTTGGCTGGCAAAATCCATTCCTTTGAATTGATGGTGTTCAAGTAAACGGAATTTGTTATAACCAGGTTCAGGCGGTGCAATCACAACAAGGCCTGCACTGTCCCCTGATTCCGCTGGATCATAACCAACCCAAACAGGCTTATTTCCAAAAGGTCTTGTAGCTAGTGGCTTAAAATCCTTCGTCCACAACTCCCATGAATCCACCATACATGGTTGGATGATGCTAAGAGGAAATACGCTCTGGCCATCATCCACAAACTCACACATGTATAGATTGGCAAACTCATCTGCACTGTTTTCAGCAATCAGTTCTTCAATATCAAAAAGGTTACAGCCTTGTCTTTCTGCATCATAAATATTGACGATATGACGCCACATTTGGTCATTACAGAGAGCACCATTTCTTAAAGCATCATGGCTGGTATC